TATCATTCAGCTCATCGATGGTGTTTTAAACATAGTTATTGAAATCATCAACGTTATTGTCGACATCTTAGGCGAAGTAATCAAAGTGATTGTGGTTCTTCTTGATATCATAATTGATATCTTGGAACCAATCTTAGAGATTATTCTCGCGATATTAGAACCTTTAATTGAATTCATTTCTGGAATCATTGAAGTAATCGCAGAGTTATTCGAGATTCTTCTTCCGTTAATTGAAACATTCCTAACACCAATCATGGATATCCTTGATGTGATCTTCACGATCGTCGAGGCTATTTCTCCGATTTTGGTAATTATTGGTAATGTCATCAAAGCGGTTATTGTTCCAGTGCTTCAACTTTTATTCCAAATCTTGAAGCCTATCCTAGATATTCTTAATGCGATCATCTCTGCGGTTAAATGGATTTTAGACCATACTGTCGGGTGGCTCGTTAAGCTAATCGGGAAGATGTTCGGAACGGGAGATTTTGATGCTGAAAATACAGTGAAAAACACCAGTAATTCATACATGAATACTGATAACTCAAGAACCACTAATAACGTCACCATTAACACAAGTGGTGATGTCGATATTGATTCAATTAATACAGCTTTAGGAGGTGCTTACTAATGAGACGAAAGTTATACCTAGTCAATGAAGTTGGTAGCACCTTCTATTTTGATTACGCCCATAACTCAGTTATTGAAGAAATGGACGGATTTGGTTTTGAATTTGAAATCGACTACCAGGACTTTAATGCTCGATTTGTTGAAACGATAAGAAAGATACCTCAGAAGACTATTGATTTAACATTAGTTTTTATTGATGGATATCATGGTTTTACTCGCTCGAGAGAGTTCCTTACTAAGTGCAAAGAACTAAGACTTTTCTATGAAACTGATGCAGGAAAGAAATACTGCTATGTGAATATTAAGTCATCTAGTAAAACTCAATTAGAACAGGGGATTTTAAGAACTCAGGTTAAAGTAGATTGCTTATCTCTATGGCTTGTTAATAAATCAGCCCATATTGATGTTGTGGATACTGGTGGAGGAAAAATCTACCCTTACAGTTATCCATATGTTTATGCAATTAGCTTTAATGGCAAAGTAACCATAGTAAATGAATCCCCTAGAAAAGTTCCGCTTTTTATTAGACTCATCGGAAACTGCTATAACCCTAGAGTTATCATCAGGCAGAACGGTGAAGATGTTCAAACTCTACGATTAATCGTAGATGAGCGTGATTCTCCAACAATCGAGATATCTTCTGAACCAACAGATCAATACATCAAATGGAAACTTGGAACTGAAGAATTAGATTATTACAGTAAACAAGACTTTAACTGTGATAATTTCTTATTTCTTCCTCCTGGTGAAAGTGAGATCTTTTTTGATCCTGGTGTTAGAGAAGAAGCTACATGTGAAATTTTCTTCAAAGAGGAATACATCGCTCATTAGGAGGACGTATGCAATTAATCTTTTTAAATGAACAAAACCTCGAAGTTTTGGACCACGCATATGCAACTGATGACTTTGATATTATTCTAGACGCTCTTATTCCTCAAAAGAGCAAATTTACAGTAAATAAACAAAGTTTAAATGCAAAAATAGGCGACTTACTTATCGTCAAAGATAAAGGCTATCCTTATGTTGGAATCATTACTTCAATTAAAACTGACGATAAGGCTCAAACAAAAGTAGAAACAAAGGATTATTTATCACTTTTAGATGTCGATGTGCCTTTGCCTACAACCTTCAATGGCAATTGCGCTCAATTTATTGTGAACCTTATAAATAACACCTTTAGGTATTCAGGTGACACTTATCAAAATGTCTCTTATTTAGAAACAGCGGTAGAAATAGTGAAATCCTGTAGCCTGACCTATGAGGCAGACACAAAAGAAAACATTCTAGATTTGGTTGAAGAGTTTTCAAAAACTTATGGCATTAGACTCGAGTATGAAGTGGTGCTAGCTAATGGCAAATTCTCAAAGATAAAAATCAAAGTGGTTTCTGCAAAGATAGGAATCACAATGAAGTCATCTTTAGGAACGATTACAGATCTTAATGTTAATGACACTAATGAAGTCAGTTTAAACAAAGTTTACTACATTCCAAAAGCTGAGAATACTCAGCATACAAATCAAGTCATTTATTACCTGACAACTGATGGTCAGGTTGTAACAACTGCACCAGCTTTAAAACGAATTCATAAAGTAAAAATGAAATATGAATTCTATGGCGATAAAGACTATGATTCTTTACTATCAAAAGCCACAAAATCTCTAGTGGATTCTTCCCTAGAACATTCAATCACTTTTAACTTTTCTTTCATTACAAATCAAATTGATGATTTAAAGAATCTTAAAGTTGGTGTAATAGTGATATTTATTACAGAAAGCAAAACCTATGAAACCATTGTCTCAAAGATGGAATATAAGGGCACTTTTAATGTCGCCAAAGTAACTCTTGGGGAATATCGTCTGTCTTTGACAGATAAACTCAAATTAATAGATAGGAGGTCAACCTAATGGCTATACAAAAAATAACATTTGATGCTGCTTCAGTATCAAGCAAAATGGATGCCGATATCAATCACTTCTTAACAAGTGGTGTGAGCGGCATTTTTTATGGCATTTTAGGTAGATGTCAAGCATCAGTAAGTAACAACTATATTTCATTTCAAAACGGGTATATCCAAGTTTATGGAAGAAGAATCTATGTTGAAAGTGGAACAAAGATATCTGTCTCTTTAGATGGCTCTGCTTATGGTTATGTCATTATCAAGATTGATTTAGGCAATAACACAATCACTCTAGAGAAGAAAGAAGCTAGTTCTGCTTATCCAACATTAACTCAAGATGACTTGATGAATGGTGGTCTCATTTATGAGTTTCCACTCTGTAGATATACCAAAACATCATCCTCAATCACATTGGACACAAACTACGATCCGCCTTTAATTAAAAACGATGAAACCAAGATTAATGAAAAAGGTCAAAGTGTGAAGAGTGATATGAGTTCTTTATACGGATATGTTTATGATGGATGGTCACATTTGTCCTATGGACATTGTTACGTTTTTGATGGAATTACATCTTCAAACGCATATAACGGAATTATCAGTGTTTATGTCGGTGGTACTAATGTCATATTCTGCGGTGCTTCTGTAGGTGGTAGCGGTGGCATTGTTCATTATCGCTATAACGGTCAAGACTGCACACTCTCATGCCAATTAACCAGTAGCAAACTTTATGTCGAAGATAGTAGGGGGAATGAACCAAAATATGCAAGAGTTATTAGATAGATTATTTTCACCAAATAAAATTCTTCTTTGTTATAAGTGCGGATCATCAATTTTTGGCTTAAGTGAAGATGAAAGTGATAAGGATTACACAATTATCATCGAAGGTTTCGATAGCTGTAATGTTGTTAAAACTGATAATGAAGATTTCTTTACCTTTGGTAAGAGCTATTTTGAGAAGCTTAAAAACTTCGATAAAGGATGTCTCACTTACTTTCTTTGCTGGATGGATAATACTTTACTGGCTAAAGAGAACATCGTCTATGTTGACGAGTCAATTAAAGACAAATTAGATGAGTTCCTTTATATCGACTTTAATAAACATTTTAAAGATTGGCTATACCGATTGATTGCTTATTTTGGAATAAGGCTCGAGAACTATAAAGAAGAGAAAAGCCTCTATCATTTATATCGAGTTGAATCCCTTATTAAACACTATAAGGAAACAGGTAAGTTTGAGTACTATTTCTCTAAAGAGAACAAAGAACTTGCGATGGACTTAAAAACTAATCTCAACATGGATAAACATCTCCCTAGATTAAAGGAGATTTTTTCTTACCTTTTATCTCTTTATAAGGAGGAAGAAGAGAATGGAAATTAAAGATATCATCTTATCCCTTATTTCAGTGATGGGAACCATCTCATCGATTGTCTTTGAAATCCTAGCTTTTAGAAGAAATGATCGTGGTGATCATAAAGAAGCTGGAAAGAATGAAGGCGTTCTCATAAGCGATGTTGGCTACATCAAATCTAGTATCGATAGAGTTGAGAAATCTATTGAAAAACTAGAGACCGGCCAAGTGGAATTTGGCAATAGACTAACAAAGTTAGAAACTGAAGTTCATGACCATATTTATAACAAAGCGATTCATAAGACCATAGGAGGTACGAAAAAATGAATCAAATCTTACTTAATGTTCTAGCGACAGTTGTGACATGCATCATCCTGCCGCTTATATCTTTTCTGGGCTTGAAACTTACCCAGTGGCTCAACACTAAAATTAAGAATGACAAAGGGAAAGCCTTGATGGAAAAGGCTACTCAGATCGTTCTTGATTCTGTTAGATGCGTCTTTCAATCTTATGTTGAAGCCTTAAAGAAAAGTGGAGGTTTTGACCAGAAAGCACAAATTTATGCTTTTAACCTCGCTAAAGATACTGCTCTTAAACAGCTAGGCGAAGATGCGAAAGCTTATATCTCTGAAAATTATGGTGATCTTTCTGAATGGTTAAAAACAGAAATTGAAGCATCAATTAATAAACTTAAAAACTAATTAAATCCCTGCGAAAGCCAATGACGGTGAGTAACAAAGATTTTTTTGTTGTCTTGACTCTTTTTTGCAAAAATGAAAAATTTTTAATATACTCTAACTCAAAGAGTTAAAAAATATTAATAAAATTTGTTTGTAAAAATTTTGAAAAAGTCGCCTACGGAGATACTTTGTATCTCCTTATATATAGTGAGGAGGTGTTTTATGGAAAACATCAAAAACATGGACATTGAAAAGTCCTTTAAAGAACTAGAAGAATGCTTCAGAATCAGAACCAAACTTCTAAAAACAACTGACAAACTCACTATAGAAGAAAAGAAGTTTATTAAAGGCAAAGCAGATGCTGGATCTCCGCTTGCAGAATTCACATATGGTTTATACTACCTTTTGAATGAAAGCGATGAGAAAACAGCTGAAGAATGGTGGAATAAATTCTTCTATCATTCAAACGGCGATGCTTTATGGATCGCATCTGGTATCTTCGCTTTTCTAGGAGATGAATACTACGACTGGTCTATGAAGTGCTTAAGAAGAGCGGCGTGGAGACAACATCCAATCGCTAAAGCAATGTATAAAGAAATGAAAGAGAATCCTTATAAATTTCCAGAAGCCTAAATTTTAAAACTCATAATCTTATTTCATTTAAATAATTTGACTCTCTTTCAATAGAGAGTTTTTATTACTTACGGAAAGGAACGTCGCTAATAAGTCTATGAAAATACCGCCAAGATATTATTTAAAGGATTTAAGAGTAAAACTTCGCAAAACGCAAAGACAAATCGCTAGCAGAATGGGAGTGGAAGTTTTTGTTTATTGCAACATAGAAAATGGCAAAAGAGGAAGTCTTATGAACGCCAAAAAGCTATATGCCTTAGCTAAGGCCTTAGAGATTTCTCTTGATGAACTATGTAAGTGGGAAATTGAATACTTGAATCTTGTTGAAAAAATCAAAGGCGAATCATAGATGAATTATTATCTAGAAGAAAAACGAATTGAAAGCAACCGATGTTCCTTTCCACCTATTTAATAAAAGCTGGTATTCAAAGAAATATATTATTCTAGAGTTTATACGAATTCATGAAGATAACAAGAGACACAATAGTTAAAAGGCGCGATTATCTAATCAAAAGACAAGAAGAATTAGGGTTAAGCAATTTTAAGGCAGCTGAATTATTAGATATAAGCGTTAGATATTATGCTAGATTTAAAGATGGCACTAGAGGAAAATACATCAGCGTTCATTTAATACTAAAAATATGTGAAGTCTTTCGTTTTGGTTATAAAGAATTCCTACTATTAGAATCAGACTTTCTAAAAAGAAGTTGATTAACTTTTTTATTAGAGTTTTTATGTAATAGACCGAGAGATACGAGGGGCAAAAGCGTGAACAAAAAGTACCGTTATGAAATTAGAAGATGAGAACACTCTTTTGAAAGAAATTCAGAAAACTCCTACGAACAGCAAATCGCTTGGTCATCACTCACTAGCCTAGGATAGTGGGTGCTTTATTTTCTTTATATAATATAAATATATGGCCTGGATCTTTGAAGCTAATTGGAAAGCAACAGAAGTTGAAATAGTAAAAGATGGTAGAGAATTTGTTATCGTCAGAACTAAAGGATCAACTGGTGGCTTTCGCATTAGAAAGAATAGATTATTTTCTACTAAAGAAGCAGCTGAAAAATCAAAAAAAGACACTGTCTCAAGTGGTGGTCATCATGGACCATTTGG